CATCGAGTCAAACCAGTAACGAAAGGAATAAGGCATAGCTTAGTAATATGGAATCTTGGCTACCCTTTTAAATAATATGATACAAGGCGGAAGTAACAAACCAAAAAACCACGTAGATTTTAAATCTGAATTTTATTTTCAAACACCTGTTTGGATTGCAGAGGCTCCAATGTTTTTAAAAAATTCAATTAAAGTGACCGATAAATATATAAAGAAAGCAGAAAAACTTTTGAAAGATAAATTAAAAAATGAACCTAAATGGAAAAAAGATATAGGAACATTTGGCTTATCTAAACATAGTGAAAGTTTTTCAAACGATTCTAAAATTCAAGATTTAGTTCAATTCATAGGTCAAAGGTCTTATGATTTTTTAAATTGGCAAGGTTTTGATTTAAGAGATCACAGCTTACATTTTACAGAATTTTGGGTTCAAGAGTTTAGTGAAAAAGGTGGTGGTCATCATGATACTCATGTGCATTGGAATCAACACGTATCAGGATTTTATTTTTTAAAATGTAGTGAGAAAACATCCTATCCTATTTTTCATGACCCAAGACCTGGCGCAGAGATGACAAAACTATTTATGAAAGATCCACCAAAGATTACAATGGCAACTAATCAAGTTCACTATAGACCAAAGCCAGGGACTATGATTATTTTTCCAGGTTATGTCCCTCATCAATTTGCAGTAGATCCGGGATTAGATCCTTTTAGATTTATACATTTTAATATTAAGGCTGTTGAAACAACGATATCAAAAGAAAGGACTTTAAATGAGCTTCAAAAAAAATAAGTATTGTGTAATTAAAGAGGCAGTTCCAAAACAAATAGCAGAATTTGTTTACAATTATTTTTTAATGAAAAGAACTGTTGCAAGAACTCTATTTGATCAAAGATACATATCTACTTTTACAGAGGAGTGGGGAACGTGGGCAGACCAACAAGTTCCAAACACATATTCTCATTATGCAGACATAGCTATGGAAACCTTACTACTAAGAACGTTGCCTGTTATGGAAAAGAAAACAGGGTTAAAATTATATCCTACTTATTCTTATGCTAGAATATACAAACCTGGTGATGTCTTACACAGACACAAAGATAGGTTTAGTTGTGAGATATCTACAACATTAAATTTAGGTGGTGATCCTTGGCCTATACATTTAGAACCAAAGAAAAATGTTGGTATACCTGATGGTAAAAAAATAACTGTGTCTAGTCAAAACAAAGGCATTAAAGTAAATCTAAAACCTGGAGACATGTTAGTTTATCGGGGCATGGAATTAGAACATTGGAGAGAAGAGTTTCAAGGTGATAACTGCGCCCAAGTATTTCTGCACTATAACGACCAAAAATCTAAAGATGCTGACAAAAATGTGTATGATAGAAGACCACATTTAGGGCTTCCTGCTTGGTTTAAAAAGTGATATATCCTTATACTGGAGAGAGTGTCACCACCATAACACCACACTCTCTCCTGTTTAAGGATAAATTATGTTAGGACTAAGTGCATTTTCAGAGTTTCCGTTTGCAACAGCAGCCGAAGATAGAAACGTAACTATCACAGCTACTAAGACATCGTTAACAATAACGATAGGTAGTATCGGTATTACAGCTGATTCTATTACTGAGAACGTTTCAGGTAGTCCATTAACACTTGGTTTTGGTACATTATCAATAACTGGA